ATCTCACCACGTATTAGGATGTCGGCTGAAAAGTTATTGATGATTCTTACATATATCAACAGATCTGTAGTTAAATCTCGTACTATATCTAGTTTCTTAATCAGTATATCTGATATTAAGGTTGTATCATTGTCTACCCTTCTGATTAGCGTATCTATAGTTATTGCTTTTATGATACCTAACTTCTTGATTAACAGATCGGACAATATTAGTTCGTATCTCTTAAAAACTATAATCAGATCGGAAGTCGTCGGTACGGATATATCTAATTTCTTAATCAATAAATCAGACGTTAATGATTTAATAACCCTTGTATATATTAATAAATCAGAACTAAAGTCAACAACAACATTTAACTTTTTGATTAATAAATCAGAACTAAAGTCAACAACAGTATTTAACTTTCTGATTAATAAATCAGAAGATAGTGTAATAGTCTCAGTTACTAATCCTACAAATATACGATAAAATCCACCTACATGCTTTCTATCTATACTACTTATCACACTATCTGGGATAGGCAAAATCCGACGGAGCCAATTTACCGCCGACTTTCGCTTATCCGCACTATCTATTGCCATTTAAACCCCTACTTAACCACTTACATACTCTGACTTTGTAAACGTAGTTCCGTTATCACTAATAGTTGCCTTCATTATCTTTGTTGATCCATTATCCGCATACATCGTATCTTCTGTTGATGTGGTTTCTCCTTTATTCCTCAATTTGAAATACAGATATTTTATCATTTCCTCCATCGTCGGTGTCGCCGTTGGTGCACCTTGTGTTGGTTCAACTGATGTATCGGTCCTCAACACATCCACAACCTCCGCGTTTACTTGTGCTGTAGTGACGGTTGATCTACTCGATATATCGGCATCTAATCTTGTGGAATTAGCGTCCATTTCTTGTCGAATTTCAACTGCCGTAGGTGCAACACCAGCAGCATCCGGGACAACCGTATTGAATCCAGTGGCTGTAATCCACTCACTATCACCACGGTTTCTGATTGCTTCAAGTGCATCTGAAGTCCTATCAAATGTTGCGGTTGTACCTACGTCGGCAATATGTCCAAGAGCACTATCAAGATGCACGGTTGTCGCCCAATTGGTATCTACCCCGATTTTCATGAGATGGTCAAGGTTTATGTCCGACAATGCTGTATCCACCTGCGTGTTGACGTCTGCTGCCGATATATCATTGAAATTAGTACTTGCTGTGAGTATACGTGTCGCTACAGACCATATATCGCCTGCTGTATGTGTTGAGAATCCAGTTGCTGTAACCCACTCGGCGTCACCCCTATTACGAACTGCTTCCAAACTATCCGTTCCAGTATCGAACGTTGCTCCCTCGATTCCGGTAAATCTGGCTGGTAGGGTCGTTCCTGTGTCGGTCAGTATACTATCGACATTGGTATCTACAGTATCGAGCTTTCCGTCGTGTGTTGTAAGTGCTGCCGCTGTTGCAGCTGAGTCTGTTCCCCTCATAAATCTATTTTCTATCGAGAAATGAGCGAGCACAACATTTACTGTCTGTGTGTCTATAGTTGATCCTGAAAGCACCACCATGTAATCATGGCCCGTTTCATACCACGCATCTGTGGTTGTGATTGAGCATGTATGCACACCAGTCAATCCATCGAAATCTTCATCGTTTGTAATCCCGGTTGTAACCTGTGTTGTGTCAAACGCAGTCCCGTTGGATGCATCTTTGTATACTGAAATCGTTCCATCTCCACTTCGTGTTATCGATGCTCCGTCAGAATCACTTGTATTCCATGCGAAGTATACAGGTTGATCCTCAGCATAATCTCCTAAATACATCATCTTGCTAATCCTCCGTTAACTAATCCTCTCATTGTTCCGCCATTTACTTTCCACATAAATCTACCTGTCGGTGCACCTTCCTCACTACCGAATGCGTATGTCGCTGGGTTTGCTACGTATTTATACATTAATACAGAATCTATGTATTGCGGATAATCGGCGGAAGTAACATATCCATACATTGATATCGCTGAACACCCACTCGTTATACTTCCCGACACATCGCCACCGGTAACTTTAGAAACACCATCTACCCACATATCAAACGTATCGGTTGATGGGTGAACAGCTATCTTGAAGCGATACCACGTGTCCATACTAACATTCATGATTTCGACATCACCACTATCACTTTGATATCGAAGTTTTGTGTCTTGGAACCATTGAAGTTTAACGGAATCGTTTTCTGATCCACCAACTTTCTCGATCATAATATAACGATATCTTGCACCACTATTATGGACTCTCGCATAAAATTCCATTACAAAGTCACTTGTTTGGTTTGTAAATGAAGCATAAGATTCTTGAGTCGAAGTACTGTATTGTTTAACCGCGTGACTACCAATCTTCACCGGATCGGTAACAATAGCTAATGCGCCACCTGATTCATTTGTCCATTTACTTAGATCGCCCTCAAAATCATCGAAAAATTTAAATGTAGCGTCTCCATCCCAATCACTCGAAGCCCCGGAATTACCGTAATACATATAAATATCGGCTTCCACAGTGTTTGCCGGGGTATCAGTTTCAACCCATACAACGGCAGATGTGGACGCAGTATGCGATTCCATCCAGGCATCGAGGAGGGTTGTGCCATCCGCTTTCGTGAATCTCAGGTCTGAGAAGTCCGATTTCATGTCGGAATCCCATGCTACCGTTAATTTGAGTTGATAATCGGTTTGAGCGCCAGAACTACCTCCGGTTAGGGTGATTGCCTTCCGCCTCGACCAACTACTATTATACCACGCCATTTATATACCTATACTTTTTCTACAGTCGCCTTTCGAATATTACGCATATTTTCCTTCATCTTATTTTTCTCAGCTTTGATTTCTTCTTCTTTTACTACCCAGTCAACTTCCGCCGTTGCTCTTTCCGTCTGCACATCAGCGAGAGCACCGTCCAGTGATTCTATTTTCTGTATTAAATCAGCAGCTTCCATTTTCTGTGTATCATTTAATTCTGTAAAATTTATTGTCATTTATAATTCCACCTTTATTATTCTAATTATTCTTCTTCAAAACACCCATCGCCTCTTCACACATTTCCAACATGTACATCAGAGACTCCCGAATCGGATCGTCCGGGTCTAACCCTTTCAACAAAAGTCTACCCTCAAGTATAGCATCTTCGATTAATCCTTCGGGTGTATCTTTCACATTACTCACCGGTCTTCGTTGGCTTCTTTGTGGTAGTCTTTGGTGCCTTACCCTTTAGTTCATTCCGGATCTCGGTAAGCAGATTTACGATTTCCTGCTGTAGGATATAAGGTACCCGGTCTGCCGGGCGAGCGTTCTTTACGAATCGCTCTATAAGTTTAACTTCTTCATTATTCATAATTGTAATCTTCCTTTATATTAATTTTAAAAAATAAATGTGAGATTATTTCTCAATAACCTCAACCTGATCTGCGTTAAATACCCGCTTTACCAGTTCCACATCGTTCTGTGTTAGACCCTTGATTATATCAAAGGAACTCTTTAATATCCCGAATTCTGCGTCCTCGATTAGGACCTCGTCTGTGGAATCCCTTATTTTACGTGCAATCTCATCACGTTGTAGCAATTCCACGGCCTTAAGTTCTAAATCCGGATGCATTATACACGTTATCAGCGACGTCTTAACATCATATTCCTGATAAAATATTTTTGGTTTTCCTTCTTCATCAATCCCGGGTACCTCTACGGAATAGTTCCGCAGATCAATTTTCATCATGTGTCTTCACCTACGTCGTTGTTGCTTCTGCGTCGTAGTATGTCAGATATCCTGTAGTAGATCCAACCTTTACTTTCACAGTTCCTGCCACAGCACCGGCCTGGGTATTACCTGTTTGAATCATATTACCAGTTGCCGCAGTAAAACCCTGGAAACTCAACGCGAAAGCGTCATCATCCACATCAGCTTTACCATCCGTGGTACCGGCATTCACAACTCGTATAAACGACAACTCTGTTACCGCTCCTGCATCACTGGCATCACCAAAAGAATATATCTCCGCCATAACTGCCGCGTATGTTCCACCGGATGCCAGTGCGACGTCCGGAAGTCCAAGGGTACATCTTACAGCCACACCAAGACCTGTGACTGCACCACCGGTGGTACTCTCACCCATTCCAAGTGATAGATGTGCACCGTGTGCTGTACTTGCGGCGACACCGGAAATCTCAGTATATGCTCTAAGACATTCACCACCACCTGACGCACCAGCGAGATAGTGACGTAGATATGTATTCCTTGAATCACCTGATACCGCAGACGATTTTGTGTAAATGCTATTAAACTTCATACTTGCCGTGGTAGAACAATCTACCGGTGCGGCTGAAGTTCCTGCACCGATCATACACCCGGCCGTTTGTCCATTCACCATAGTTAACGGGAATGACATATTCGCAAGTTCCGTTGTATGTCTCGGGTTCAATTTCATCGTATCCATATTTTTATACCTCCATAAAAATAGAAGAATGTGGGATTAAATCCCTCATTCCTCGATCACGTCTGCGATTCCTCGTACGAGTCCTGTTGTTGCACTACCAAGCATTATCGTATTTAGGATATAACCTGTAGTATTCTTAGCGTGTGCTGCCACAGTCGTACCAAAAAGTCCTCTCTTTAGTCCTGTAAATGTACCTGATGTTGCCGCACCACCGGCGGTATATTGCATAATCTCATTATCCATCATGATATACCCGAGAGTTGATGGTAATTCAGTTGCGTCGCCTACATTATCGTATGTGTAGGTGTCATCTGTTGCATCATCAGTTAGAACACCATCTGCATCGTCTGTTGAATCACAATTCGCGTACGCCACCGCACCATCTATTACACCAGTTGAATCAATCAGAACTACAACTCCAACCGGATCTGCGAAAACAATCCAATCAAGTTGTGTCGCTTTCGTTCCCTTAAACTTAATGACCTTTCCACCGAGATTCGGTGAGACGTTATAAGTCGTTTCTGTTACTATTACTGCCATATTTTTTCCTCCATTATATAATTATCTTGTTCTTATTTGTTACATATTAGACGGTTTCACTTATAATGAAACCGTCTAATATAAAACTTAACTAAATATAGTTAATTAGTCCGATATTTCGTAAAGTTGGCCCATACCTTCAGGGAATTTGTTAACCATCGTCCTGTACGTTGATAGGAAGAACTTCTCAGAATCTCCTGTCTTCGCCAGTCTTTCGAACGTGATATCCTTCAGAATTCTCTGCTGGATAAAGTTGGTGTTAATACAGAACAGACGTCTTTCTGTGCTCGTATTCGGCATAAACTGACTTGCCAGAATTGGAACCCTACCAACTACTGTCTGAACAGATGGTAGTTGAAGTCCCCATGCAAGTGTTACATTAGGATCAACATATCTTGTGTAGTCCATAATCTGCTCAACAAGATCATCTGCTGTGTAAGGATCTGTTACGATCAAATTTGGTGCACCTTTTGCAACAAAACAATCACTTACAAGCTTTCTTACAGCAGATAGAGTGATAGCTCCACCCTGACTTGATGAATTAGACGTTAGAAGTTGTTGAAGCCCATCATGCTGGTACTGGTCCGTAGCGTTGTTTCCTGTCAGAATAGCAGCCTCAAGTGCTTCATTCATTGATTGTGTCTTATTAAGAACTTCTCTCTGCATTGAACTCTCGAAGTGAGCGCCCGCGATCTGTGCAACACCAGTTACACGCCCGGTGACACGTAGATATCTGATTGCTTCACTCGCCTCTTCCTTCGTATCATCCGTCTCATTAAGTGCTGGATCCTCGGCGCCCCACGTTGCAGCTCCTCTTGCGGTAACACGATAATACTGCGCAACTTTACCCTTATTGGTCACCTTCGGGATTAGACCAATTAGAGGGGTCATTCTCCGTGTGATATCAATTACTGCCTGATCCCACACAATCGGGGTATACGCATACCCTGCGGCACCGGATGCGGCACCCACATTAACAGCCTTCGCTAGTTCGCCTTCTCCGGTTTGTGTCACAAGTTTCTCACCCTTTGCGAACGTGTGTACACCATTCATTGCATCTTCGAAGATACTCTCATCCGGGAGTTCACCGAAACTCATCTTATAAAGGGATTCATGGTCGATTTCTCCACCATTTCCCCACCCATCTTTTGCCATATTAATTACCTCCGTAATGTGCTGCGATTACACCTGACAGTATACCCGTCGGTGTCTCGGTAGACTCAGTCTTCTCGACTGTACCCTCGTCCTGCTGTGCCTTATATAGAGGGCTCGCCTTTAGTTCCGCAATCTCAGCCTCTAACTCTTCCATCTTTTTGACGGTCATATCCGCCTCTTCAGTGATTTCGTTACCCTCGTCATCATACTTCTTCTTTGGTTCCTTTTCCTTCTTTTTAGCCTTCTCCACAGTCTCAGGATCTTCAACCTCACCCTCTGACTTATATGATGTCTCGGTACCTGTCTTCATACTCTTCACGTTAGCCTTTGCCGCTGCTTCAAGATCTTCGATCTTCTTTCGCATATCCTTGAGCTCAGCTACGAGTCTGTCGTAATCCTCGAGTTTTTCAACTGTCTCCTGCTTCTCGACCATATTAGTAACGGTATCTTCGATATATTTCGTAAGTTCGTCTACTTCTAGCCGAACAATTCCTTCTTCTTGTTCCATAGTTTTTCCTCCTATCATTTTACCTCCATATTTTATTTATTATGGAGTAATTATTATTTTTTTGTGCCTCGCTGTATAGGTCATTGGCAGTAGATCAATCGATCTACCTATTCAATATTTATAGTTCCTGTAAATTAATTTCGATTAGATTACTGTTTTCAGATTTTTGGACGGTGAGATCTTCCTCTTCGATCTTTACCATGTTATCCAAACCCGTTTCGAGTTTCTCTAATCTGTCTTTCAATGTGGCATTTTCCACAATTAACTCTTCAAATTTTGCCACCGCTTGGTCTACAATCGGATCGTCCTCAATCTTACCAATTTCGCTCCGTTGTGGTCCGAAATCTTCCTTACCGTGTGCCCACATCCAACCACAGAATGCTGATGCATCTTTCATACCCGGGATCCCCTTTGCGGTTCCCATACAGTTGTCCCACCACGTTTTAGGGGCTTTGCCTTCACCCTTCTCGATGGTTTCTGTGTCGTCATTCATGGGACAGTTATCTCCCACACATGCTGCTTTTAGTACTGAAAAGAACGAGTCAGGATTTGCTGGTAGATCTACGAGACTTATTTCTGAGATCCGGGTTGTTATAACACGATTTACGTCTTTTTGTAGTGTAGGATCGAATGTTTTTACTCTTTTTGCTCTCCCACCAATTGAAAAGCCCTTCACGATCCCCTCTTCAACTTTTGTTCGGATACTCTCCGTATCCGGGGCATTTGATATCTTACATACAATAAACGGTCCCTCATCAGTAAATTCGGTCTTCCACATCTTACCTGTCGAATCTGTATAAGAAGGCACCACAACCCCAATAGCAGCCATGTTCGATGTGTCCTTACCGTGCATGTATTTTAGTACGGGGTTGGTCATGTAATCATCCCACACCTTCCGGACCTCGTTCAGATCTACGATTTCACCGTCATGATCCATTTTTTCTGTTGTACAAATTCCGGCGATATAGATATTACCATCATTTGATTTCTCTATTTTAGTCAATTCACCATGATAATTGAATTCGTTATCTGTGATTTTATTTTCTTCTTGTTCCTCCATCTATATTTACCTCCAAATATCTAAAAAAATTGTATGAGATAGACTAATAGTTAATCTACCAAAAAATATCAAAATTAATCAGAATTAAATATCTAATATATTAAATTCTTTATTTTCATAATATTCTTCATCATATTCTAATGCGTATAATATTAATCGTTCCCAAAATGATCTATTTTTATTAAACATAGAATTGTGCCTACCTGATACAGGAATCAATTTCCATTTAATACCGTCACAACCTTGTCGTTTATCATAATCCACATGATGGACTGTCAATTCTCTAACTTTACCACTCTTCGTAACATTACAGATATCACGATGGATTCCAGTTAAATAATCACAATTATTATATTTTTCACGAATCTCCAATCTTTTAGCATTATTAAAATCTTCACAATATGGTTCAAATGAAATTCCACCTTTCCATACTGGACTATTTTTCCCACATTTATTTTCTGACATCCACATATAATAACAAGTATTAGAACAAAATTTCTTTATATCTTTTTGATGTGGATCTACTTTAAATTCACAACCACACTGTTTACAAATAACTGTTACCTTACCACCTTTCCAATGTACAGAATTTTCACCTTTGTATAATCCAGATTCTCTCCTCCAAGTATCCGCACATTCATGTGAACAGAATTTCCTATTATCTTTTTCACTTGGATAAATAGTAAATAATTTATTACATTGTTTACAATTTATAAATATTTTACTCGTACGATTAGGGTTTTTGTCACTATTATGCCATACATGTGAACATTCTTGTGAACAAAAAATAGCCTTATAATCACAACTTGTAAATTCTATACCACAATTTCGACACTTTTTTGTGTATCTTATAAGTTCTGATTCTTCTTTCTTCATAGGATGATTCTCACCAGTATAATAATCTGATCTACATTTAAGTGAACAGAACTTTCTATTACTAGATATATAAGATTCAAATAATTCACCACATTGTTTACATGGTTTTATTATTTTCTTCATTTTATCTGGAGGTCTACCTATCATATATACTTACCATAAGTACATTAGCTCTCATCCTATATAAACCTTTTGGTCATAAACTTTTAAAGTTTTGATAAATCAATTTCTATCAATTCTGATTTTTCCATTTTCATTGCTTGTTCCGATAATTTATCTCGTTTTTTCTCTGCAAGCATCAATGCCGTAGAATCCGAATATCCTTCCGAGATCAATTTATCTTTATAATCATCAACCGAAAACGTTTCAATACTTTCCGGTTCTTTCCTACCTTCACCTGCCATTATTCCTATTACCTCGTCTCGGATATTGCTCTCTTATTACATTTCCCAGGACATCACACGTCTCGCCATCCTGACACCCACCACGGTTATAGTTAGCGCGCGTTCCACCACCGGAACCATCTCGTT